TCGGACATGTAATCAAAGTATCTGTCTACAGTCTCTCCCCAATTCTCTCTTCTCTGTTCATCATCCTTCCACCTTGCATAGCGAGAGAGTGCTATAAAGTTTTGGTAATCTGTTGGTAAATAGTTTTGTATCATGTTCATTACTCCGTTATTGTTTTTATGTTCTTAATCTTAATTCCTTCTACATCATAGAAGTATTCTTGTATGCCTTCTTCTATTTCTATGCCTACATTCTCATCAGCAGGTATAGGGTACTCTTCAGGGTCTACCTCTAGTGTAAGAAATATTTTAACTCTTATCATCGTAGACCTCAATAAGTTTATTCAGATACCATTGTGCTTTCCTTAAGTCTTCCACACCATTCTTATATCTAAATCTCCATAGGTACTTAACTATGTTACCTTGTAAATAATAATCAAACCCATCCACTAACATAGCTTCTAAGGCATCAATGGTTTCAATACCTGCTTTGTTATAATGGATAGGACTATTAACCATGTCCTGTTCTTTGTGTTCTACTTCTTTTAATTTTCTAATCATATAATCTACATGCCTTTCCATTATGCGTTGCCTTTAGTATCTGAATCAATAGTTATGTGTATAACATTATCATCGACACCTACTATGTTAGCTTTTGGTTTGTTCTTTTGTTTTATCATATCATGGTAGTCTTTGTCAACAACCTTTTCAATAAAATCATTTATGTCATCACGTAAATCACAGTCTTCTTCTGTTAAGGGTACGATGGCACACATCATCTTACATAAATGTAATACTTGATAGTAGTCATCATCATTCATTTTATTATCAGGGTCTGTTACTATACCTATATCAACAGCACCAGTCCACTGATGCTTTCTATTAAGGCTAGGTCTAACTCGTATAACAAAATCTCGTTTTACTAAACTTGCCCTTAACCTCTTTCTCTTTTTACGTTTCTCATCCATGCTTTATCTCCTTTTTATTTTTGTACCCTTAAACTTTATGAAGGTAGGGTGCTTATTCTTTCCCTTTTCTTTTAACCATTCTTCAGGAATAATCCTATCATAATATCTAAAGCCATGTTTCATACACCATTGTGCATATGTGGACTTAGCACCCTTGCTTAGTTTACTTCTGCTGTTTGTGAATACAAATCGTATGTCAAGTTTTGGATGTTGTTTCTTTATACATAAATGTTTCTTTCTATCTGCTGCTAAAAATCTGCCTTTTGTTTCTATTATAATGCCATTGTTTAATATAAAGTCAGGGGTATAGGTGCGATACGTTAGGTCTTCCCACTCTATCTTAATAGTCTCATAATCATACTTGTGTTTATGTTCATTTAAGTATAAGGAGAGGGCATGTTCTAACCCACTCCTATACCCGTACTTTATAGCTTCTCTACGAACCTTATGAGGTGACATTAAAAGGTTCGCCAAGATATAAATGGATTGTTATATGAATATGTATTAGAATAACCTAAACTTTTAAGTTCTTCCTTTACTGCTTCATCAGCTAACTTCTTAGCTTCGATGGCATCACGCAAACCTGCTGTACGCATTTCACGATATGCTTTCTTGGCTTCAGCTAATTGCTTTTCCATTTCATCTATCTCAGATTTAAGTTCTTCAACTGATTTGCTCATCTTTATTATACTCCTTTCTTAGTTCAACGTAAGACACCATCTTAGGGAATTGTGCCTTAGACATTACTGAAGGTAGCTCCTTCAAGTTCTCCCAACAAGAATACTTATAGCTACAGAAACTACAACTAGTACCTAGTATCTTGTTGCCTGTAGGTTTACCCCTAAATGTTTCTTCTACAGGTTCAAAGCAACGTGCAAACTTATTATGTTTAACAGTCTCCACTGTTGCTCTTATCTTCTTCATCTCAGAATCTGCATCAGCGTTTTGTGCTGATACATATTTAAATGCACCATTAGCTTTGTTGACTACCCACCAACCACCAATCTTTTTCTTGGCAGCTTTTGCATAGCCAACTAACTGACTAACATAACCAAAGGGGTCACCCTCGCTTAGTGTTTCAAATGAAACAAACTTGTTATCATATGACCAACCTGATGCTGATTTCACATCATCAACTGCACCATCTATAACTAAGTCATACGTACCTGATATACTTGTACCATCTACATCGAGTGATACAGTCGCAGGTTCTTCATACTTGACACCTGCACTTTTAAGTATACCCTTGAAGACTGCTTCAACTATATCGCCTAACATCATGTTCATCATAAAGTTATTTGGTTTAGCTGAAGCAACTTCAGGTTTATTCTTTTCAAACCACAACTGACAAGTAGGTCTACCTAAGTTAGACATACGTAAACGAAAGTCACCCCTCTTGTTATCCCCACCAAACTGCTTTCGCAGGGCATCCATAACGTCATTGCCTACCTGTTGAATTACTTCTTCAGACATAGCAGACTTACCATTGACAGCATCAGACATATACTGATGTACTGCGAGTTCAGCAGGATGGTTCATTATGCTACTTCTTCTGCATCAATGTCTACAAAGTCTTCGACTGTACTCATGTCTTCATCCTTCATATCCCTGTTTGCATTTTCACTCCAAGCATTTATTATATACTCATTGTAATTCTGCACCCAAGCTACGAAGTCAGCGAACCTTGTCTGTTCTGCATCAGTTAAGTCTAACACAGATGTAACATCAAGAGATGTGACAGGTAGATAGAAGCTATTACCATTAGGTAACTTTCTCTCTTCTGTATTTGCTGTAACGATGTGTTGTACAGGCAGTCTCTTCATCTTAGCAAGCTGAGTAAAGATATCACCTACAGATTTAAAAGCATCTCTATTCTCTACTTCCCATATGAAAGGTAGTGAGTCTACTTCTACAGGATTACCTGCACTATCTGTTGGATTGATTAATTCAATCGTACCAAACACTGCACGTACTCTTTTAATCTGTCTGATTAAATCCTGCATCTTCTCAGGCAATGCCTTGAAGTCTTTAATCCAACCTGATGGTTTGCCACAGTTAAATCCACCATCGTTATCTTTCAAGTCTATGTTGAGATTGTCTCCCATAATAGTTTTGATATAGCGATTAGCTTTATCTCCTGTACCCATGACGAATCTTTTATACATGAATCTCTGCATGTATGGTCTTATCTTAGCTGACGTAGCAAAGTAAGTATCTCCATCAGGTATCTCAAGTTTATAAGTACCACCTTCAACTACTTCTATCTTAGTCATCTTACCCTTAACCTCTTCTTCTCCCATGATAGGAGTGTGGTTAATTCGTAGTCTTGCTAGGGTACTTACTTGCTTCTTCTCAGAAGTGCTTTCACCTGCCATTCCCATGACTTTAGCCATCGCTGAATAGTTGTCCTTATCAATTGTTATTACTTCATTTGTCATATATATTTTCCTTTCTTTCTGTTAAAGTCTTATAGTTATATCAGCTAACATCTTTAGTGTCAAGCCAATTATTACCTATTTTTGCTTCTAATAATAATGGTACATTAAACTCTATACCAAAGTGAGTTTCAATCAAACTATTCATCTGTGAATTGACATGTGTTATGATATCTAGTACCTGTCTTTCTTCATTAGGATGAACGTCAATTACGATAGAATCATGCACACTATTAACTACACAACTTTGTATAGTCTTAAGTAAATCATCTATCTTTAGAAGAATTAATGGAACGATATCCGCAGTAGCAAATGACTGAACAGGATAGTTCTTTATCTGCGTAAAGTGTGTTACACTTCCATTCCTTCTTCTCTTCACATCAGGAAAAGAAAACTCTCTACCTGATGGTGTCTTTATTATACCTGTAGTTACAGCTTCTTTAGCCAATCGGGAGTGCCATGACTTGATTCCTTTGTACTTCTCTGTGAAGTGGGAGTAGTACTCAGCTTCTGCTTTAGTTCTTCCAAATCCTGTTGCTCCATACAAAGGTGCAAACGTGTGTGCCTTCGCATCTTGGCGAGAAGTAGGTTGACCCGCATCTGTAATAACTTTAGACGTATACGAGTGAACATCAAATCCAGTAGTGACTTCATTTATAGCTACCTCATCTTGTGATAAATATGCTGACACTCTAAACTCTAACTGTGCAAAGTCAGCTTCAAGTATCTTACCACCTTCCCAACGTGACACAAACACTTTCTTCACAGGAAATGTACCCCCACGTGGCATGTTCTGCATGTTAGGGTCTGCACCACTAAACCTACCTGTTGAAGTTCTGTGTTGTAACAATCTCACATGAAGCTTTCCATCAGGCTTTAGGTATGTATTAATACCATCAACGAATGATGATAAGTATGTCTCAACTGCACTCAATCTACGTACATCATGTAAGAACTTCTCAGCTTCTTTCATGCCACGTTGTCTTGCTACACCTTCTAGTAACTCTAGTTGTGTCTTGCTAGTTGAGAACCCATTAGCACTTATCCATTTAGGATTAGGTGCATTAAACTTTAATCCCGCCACACTGTCCACAATATCAGTAAAAGTATGAGCATCCCCATTACAATTCTTACATTTGGTAGGGTTGGCATAAGGTGTTCCATCTTTCTTTACCTTTCTAATTTCTCCCCATCCATTACATTCAACGCAAGTAGATGCACGTTGCTTATAAAGAACTTTAGAGTGTTGTTTAATATTTGTACGAAACATTGAGTCACTCATGTATGGCTCAAAGTTATTTGCCCACATAGCTTTATCGTGTGGCTTTCTACTATAGATAACCCAAGATAATTGCTCAGGACTGTTAAGATTGATACGTATATCTCCCATGAGTTTGCTTACTTGCTCATTCAAGGATACTCTCAAGTCTTTTCGTTCCTGTTCAAACTCTTTTCTAACACTATCCAATGCAGTAATATCTACAGTAAATCCTCTTTGATATATTCTAGCTAGTGTAACTGCTACTCTGTTCGTTAAGATTACAGTAGTCATTAATCCACCATACTCAGTAGAGTTTAGCTTTCTATATATCTCATTACTTAACTCTTGTGTAGCATGTAAGTCAGCAGATAAATACTCTGATAGTTCGTCAGCAGGTATCTCATCTACACCAAGACCTTTCTTGAAGTACTCTTTCAATGTATCTTGTTTCTTAGTATTCAAGTTATATCTTTCTGCACATGCTTCAAGAGAGAGTGGTTGTTTCTGTCCACGTTGTAAGACATACTCGCCCAACATCGTGTCAAACACAGAGCCATCATACTTGAACCCACATTCCCATATCCACATTAAGTCATGGACAATATTGTGCCCAATAAGAATTGTAGCTTCATCTAACAACGCTTGCAAGCCATCATAGTTATCTCTGAATAAATACTCCTGACCTTTATCTGTTAAGCAACCTACCATAACTAGCTTGTTGTCTTTCTCGAATGGGTCAAGATGTAACTTACCATCTCTATGTGTGACTGTATTTTCTACGTCTAGTGTTAGCTTCATGCTTCGTACCTCGCTGTTCTGTAATTCAATTCACAGTGTACACTACCATGCCAACCTGTCAACTTATTTTTAACTACATTCAAATGTCTTTGTGTATCCTCTTCATCTTGCCCTTCTACCTGTGGGTTCTTAGCAATCAGAATCATCAAGTCAGCTTCAGCTGCTTTACCTGTACGTGACCCTTCCATCATGGCTTGGTTCAGTATAACTTTACCTTCAGCTTCAGCAGACAATTGTGACATATAAAAGACTGCACACTCATGTTGTTTAGCTATCTGTCTAGCATGTACTGCATTAGCCTTTAGTGCTTCATCCTGTCTAGCAAAGCCACCTGTACGTGCAAACTTATCTCCCATATCCAAGAGTACCACATCAGGTTTGTATGCCTTACACACACTCTCAACCCATGCCATGTCTCTACCTGTCGCATCCTTAATCTTGATTCTATCTTTAACAGGTGCATACAAGTCACGTGCTTTAGCAGGGTTAGCTTTTATCTCTCTCATCTCCATGCCTGTTGATGCAGTCAAGTATCTAGCACCTACTCTGTGATAGCCTTCTTCGTTACACAGGATGATGCAGTTAGCACCTTGATGTGCAAAACCATTTGGACTAGCAATCAAACTTGCATGAAAGGATGTCTTACCTGTATTAGGTCTAGCACCAATCTCAATCAAGTGTCCTGCATTCACACCTTCTACCTTACGTGTAAGGCTAGGTATATTGAATGTCCATCTAGCTTCTAAATCATTCTTAGCTAGTAAGGTATCTAAGTCAATGTCATCCCACTCAATATTTAAGTTAGGTGTAAAGTCATCCCCATAATGCTCAAGTATATTACGAAGAGGTTCAAGAGAGGACTTAGCACCATTAACATAGTCAAAGCCAAGATTAGCAATGTCTTCACCAACAACCTGTTGGAATAATTTTGAGAGTACTTCTTGTGCGATATCAGTTCCAAGAGGTTGCTCCTTCTTTATTTGGTGAAACAAACTAGAGTATGCTTGCTTCTGTGCTGTAGTCATTGATGGATTGTTAGCCATGAACAATGCTTCAATCTCATCAGGTGTTACTGTTCTCTCGTACACATCCATAGCTTTATCTATGGCACTCTTTATCTGTCGTACATCTTTACTAAATAATCTGTCAGGACATTTAGCACCTCTGTGGTCATCATAAAATGACCTGTCCATTAAACTTCTTATTAACGATAATTCCATGTTGGTTACTCCTTCTATTGTTGATGGGTTAGTTGTTGTAAATTCTCTATGTCTATAGGCTTACGATATTTCAAGTCATCTGTCAATCTAAGAACTTTAATATCATTAACGTATCCTCGTAACTCTTTTGCAAAGGCTAGTGTTTTGGGCAATGCATCAGGGTCTAGTGCTATAATCGCTGTTGAGAACTGTGAGAGATACCTCTTATGTGATTCTGATAATGACGTACCCAACACAGCTAACCCAACATATACATCATTGCCTACAACTGAAGCACTCACACAATCCTCAACAACTACTGCTACCTTACCACATCCGTAGGTGTAAGGCAGACTATTCTTTCCGTATCGCTTCCACTTAGGTAGTCTATTTGTAACTGACCTACCTACTGCATCCACAGTAGTGCCATTACTCTTAACTAGGAACACGACACGTTTTTCTTTTACATCATAGTGTAAGTCAAGTTCATCTGCATCTAACTTCCATAGTTTACAGAAGTCCATGACCTCTTCTCTGTCTCCATGTGGTACTACAAAGTCAGGTAGTGTAAATTCAACCTCGTTTGTATCAGTCACATCATCTGTGATAGCATCACGTATGTCTTGTACTGACAGGTGTACTCTATGTCCACCCTTAGTTTCACATGTAGCTTTGTAACAATTCCAAATCATCTTACCTTTGTTGTTTGTTACAGTAAATGTTTTATAGCCTTTACATACAGGACAATTAATTCTTTTTGTCATACCATTAGGTACATCTAAATCTTTTACTATTTCATTTACATTTATCATTATATATCACTTTCCTTGTCGGCATTTACTTGCTTATACCATGGGTTTTACGTAGTGTCAATGCATTATTTGCAGATTCATACGTATTTTTCATATAAGGTTTCACAGATTGAGGGTTAGCATGACCTGTGACAGACATAATCTGACCCATTGGTACTCCTGCTTCCACCATTTCTGTTGTACCTGTCCTTCGTAAGTCCATCATACGTAATTCACTAGGCAAATTAGCCATGTCCATTAGTCTTCTACCTACTTTTGACAGTCTCACTAACGTGTAAGGCTTATATTCTCCACGTACAGGTCTATAATGTGGGGTCACATAGGGTTGAAAACCATATTCTTCCTTCTGCTGAACTAACATTTCCAATAAGTCAAGTGAAATTGGTAGGTGTACTACACTTCTTCTCTTGGACTGTTGCAAATTTAGCACACTTTTATCAAAATCTATGCTTGAGAACTGCAATAATCGCATATCTCCTATACGTTGACACCATTCATATGCCATTTGTACTATCAAACCTACATTTCTGTACTTAAAATCACTATAAGCTACGTCTAAAAACTGTATCACTTGCTCTTGTGTCCACACAGTACGTCTAACATGTGTAGATTTACGTTTGAAAGTAGAGAAAGGGTTGCTCTCAGCATACCCCATCTCCATTCCATATGAATAAACCTTACGTGCTACTGATGTAACAGCGTTAGCCAAGTACACGCCACGCCCAAGCCATACTTCGTATGCTCTGCGTGCTATCGCACCTGACAATTTCGTAAGGTTCAAGGCTGCCAAAGTTTTGCCATCAACTTTTGTGTCCAACAAAACCCTTGCACAATACTGATAATCAACTTTAGTTTTATCAACTAAGCTATTGAAATCATTAGATAAATAATACTTATCTACTAAATTAGTTAGTTGCATTAATATAACCTTTCATAAACTTCAAACCCAAACTCCTGACAATATTCTTCTACTGTGTCTAGTTTAGGTTTCATTGAATTTTCATATCTGATATTTTTCTTTAACGATTTTAAAATGTCATCCAAAGAATCATGTACATCATATTTTTCTTCTACTGTGTAACAATCTCCTGCTCCATCATAATCAAAGTAATCAGAATCATACAAACTTTTTATTATATATTTCTTTTTAATAGGTTCTATAGTTGACGTAACACCTCTAGGTTGCTTCAACCAATCTAGGTAATCGTTGAGCCAATATATTTTACTTTGAATAAACCAAGGTAGTTCCCAATCATCCTCTGACTGTTCAGCTAAATGTTTTACCCACCATCTAGGGGGGAAGAACTTTTTTTTCTCGACATCCCAAAAGATATCATACCAACACCACTTTTCTATATTACCATCTTTATCATATTTAGGCATATTATTTCTCCTTACTTTTGTTGAGCAATGCAAGTGATGCACGTTCAATACGTTTATTATATTGTAATTCATAACCTGTTCCTGCACCTAATGATTGCTTATCTATTAAGTGTTTGTGATAATGTTCTACACTATCCCACTTCTCCTTTAGTTCCCTACATATCTCATCATATTCTGTGTCCTCAATGATAGGTTCATTCATAACATAATATAAATATGAGTGCATAAGATAGTAAGGAACTAACATATTAGGATTTGTTCTCCATATCTGCATTAGTTATATAACAAATTTAGTTGATATAACATATGCTAAATACATAAGTGACAAAGCAAATGTCGTATAAAATACTTGTACCATATCATTCTCCTTTCTTTCTAAGTTTTTCTAACATATTAATTGTATTTCTAATAAGATTAATATTACTTTTTAACTGCTCAAAATACCAACCATCTTTCTTTCGTATTGCTTCTCTTCTTAGCTCATCATGTTTGTGATAATATAATTTAGCTAACACTCTTAAAGCAGAACCTATTTCTTTATTATTTAACATCCACATAAACTCTCATGTGCGATGACTCATTCAAACCTTGACCCCAATAGGTTACACCTGTTCCTTTAAGTTCTTCTTTAACGTGTTGTCCTCGTACTCTCATCTTATATGATTCTTTATTGAGGTATTTCTTCATAGTGTCCACAAACTCTTGTCCGTCTGTGTCGTTAGGTATCTCACTAAATACATAGTTACAACCTTGTTTAGATGTAGCTTTCTCATATTCTTTTCTCCACATCTCTGCTCTAGCTTTCCACTTATCCACTTCTTTCCAAGCTATGTCATATGCTTCAGCTTTAACAGTAGGTTGTCTATTCACTTCAGCTAGAGCATTCTTAACCTTATCAAAGGTTTCTTTCTCTACCATGTTCATAGCTTTCTCTTTCCACATATCACGTTCATTTGCAATACTAATTATTAAGTCTTCTACTTTCATGCTACTTCTCCTTCTAGCCATTGTGGTTTAGTTGTATAGTTATACCTAGCAAATCTCATCTTGTCAACTATGTAGAATTTTCTATATGCTTGTATGGGAAAGTTCTCATCTGTCTTCAAGTCATCATGCCCACTAAAACATTGTGGGTGTGGTGTCAAAAAGTTCTTCCAATCAGGTACAAACTTTCTACCTTCCCATAAAGGTGTAAAGTGTTTGACTGCACCATGTATCTTTTTATATCTGTTAGTGTATTCAGTCAACATGGCATCATATAAACCAAATGCCCATATGTAATTAAGTTGACACTCCATTGCCCATAGTGTGCAAGGGTGCTTCTGATGCACAGGTTTGTATAACCCATGTTCCTCTGCATACTGTGGTGCATGATGCCATAGTGCAGTACATAACATCTGTGCTTCTTCAAGTGGCATCTTGACTATGTGTTGGTCACACAAAGACTTA